GCTGATCTGTCATTGTTATGCATGGAATATATTCTATATGGGTAATAGGCTTGAGGGTGGTGTCCTGTGGTTATTTCGAGTATCTTTGCTATGACACAACGCAAAATTGGAATAAAGCTGGTATCGGCTTCAAAACCCAATGCAACAGAGCGAAGATGGGAAAATAATTTGTGTTCAGGAATGGGAATAATGGAGTAAAAGGTTTTAGCCAAAATCCTACCGATTTTGGGACCCCATATATAACTTTTGGTGGGGGGGTAGAAGCGTCCTGAGCAGTACTCGGCTGAAAAGTAATTTGTTCGTCTTATTGGCTTTGGCCGAAACCCTAGATCTTCACAATTTTTAATTCCATGTTGAAAATAGTCACCTACTGGTTTGGATGATAGAAATAGGTTATCGTCGCCATTGACAAACATCAAAAACTTATCAGAGAAATTGGTGGTATATGAGCAATGATCAGTGTGGAGTTTCCGGCACTTTGAGCTTGGATCAGACAGGCACAACTTCTCGATAACTGGTTTGAGGTGGGCGTGGGCATTCAACATTGAATTACCACATGATGTGTTGCCCCGTCCTGATTTGCGAGTGCCGTCAACTATTAAGGAAACTCCATGAGGAGTTGTGACAGGAGATCGAAGATCGGCATTAATAGCTTGTAATATCTTCTTAGGAGCACCACACCGTTGATATATCTTATTTTCATACTCGAGGGCTTCTGGTTCAACTGTTGTGTCCCATCGGCTAGCGTCATCTTCACACACTGAAATCTCGTCACCATTATTGTGAACTGATCTAACAAAAGATATAAAGGCATCACCGGCTTGATTGGCAGTAAGACCAGATGTATAAATGATTCCAGTCCTGTTAAAGGGTTTCCACGATCTTGATAGAGCTTTACCAAAGGTGGCAAAATATGGTCCAGTTAGACATTGAAATTCATCAGTTGATCCTTGTATCAGTCTTGGGTCGTATTGCCGGGTGCCCAGTTGATCGGTCGATATGATTGTTTCTTTCTTTATGAATCCTTTAGCACGTGAAACTTTAGTAGGATCGGTGGTTTTCCTAGTGTTGTGGTGACACAAAGCCAGGATTTTGCGGCGGGCGGCTGGAAATCTCTTGAGCCAATCATCAAAGGGGATGCACTTGAGTTGTTTACAGTCAGTGAAGAAAAATTCAAAATTGCAGTGTATCCAACGGTACATAGACTGCCAAGCAGAAATCAAAGTTTTATCTGGACTGGGTCGTGTGAGCAATGCTCCTCGATTTGTTACTGCGACTATTTCATTGTGCTGACATGATCGTGCGACCGTAGGAATGATTCCTTCTATTCCCACTCCATAAAACTGGGTTCCAAAAGTGTCATGACACAATGCAAAGCCGGGATATTGTTTGATAGTGGATCCTTCTTTAGTTGGCAACAAAATTCTGCCGGCCATACACACACTAGGTTCGATATGATGCCTTTTCTTTGACGACGCAAAGAAAGACGACAGGAACGGAAGATTGAGGTATGTGAGCGTAGTGATCAGTAATGACAATAGCGTCAATTTGAATACTCCAAACCGTAGATTCTTTGATAAAGAGATAAGGGAGGAAGTGAAAGACAATGGTTGAAAAATTTTGGGTAATAGTGGATAGGCGGTATAGACAAAAGCTACGACCAGCAAGAGGATGTTCAAAACTAGCTTCCAATTGCCACGCTGAACATTGAATGTTGTATAAATGTCATTGATAATCTGCATACGATCCTTATATTTATTTATCATAAACGTATTTGTATCAACTTCATTATCAAGGTTTCCAGCAAACCCCAGTGGGACTGAGATGGTAAGTATTTTAATTACCTGATCGGGTGGAATGTTTGCCTTTGATAAAAGTTTCTTGGCTTCGGCTGCCATTAGGGAGAGCAGCTCAGGTGTTCTTTTGCGGCCATGAGCTATTATTTGAAGTTCACTAATTAAGGTCTTTGGCACATCAATAGCTGATGCATCATCAAATTGTATAAAAAGTTTGTCATAAAATGAGCGAACTTTGGTAACACGTTGAATAATAGTGACCATAGCTGGGTTAAATCTGGAACCGGATGCGGTGAATTTGTCTTTGAAAGGGGAAAAATTTACTGGTCCATAGTAATCCTGTAGTCCAATAACTGTTAGTAAATTTGGTTCTAATGAAGGAGTTGGTGTTGGAAGATTTGGGGGGGCTGAAGTGATTAGCACAACTTCAGTATCACCAATAGTTGTAATAATGGTCCAAGCAATGGCCTCTATTCCATTGGTGAAATACCCTAAAGAATACCAATCATTATTGGGATGGGTATAGGCAGTGGTGTTACCAGGTGTGGAACAGGTAATATGATTATTGTCATTCTCGTAGGATAGCTCACCAAAACACAAGGTGCTCTTCCTATGATAAAACCGATGGTGAGTGGCAACCATATAATGGTGGGTGCATCCATTGTTCACTAAATCACATATCTGTTGCGGATTAAAATAATAGTCGGAATGGATGGCCAAATAGCCAGATGGGATAACACATGTGCAGGTTTCAACTGTGTGGTGACAGCGTATAGAACCCTGTCTATGTTTGGCAGCACGTACTGCGTCCTCAGGTGTTAATAGTGGACAGCAGGAATGTACATTCTGCCGTGCGGCAGTAAAGTGCCGATTGGGATTACCACCAATGTCAACTATGACATTGCCACTAACCAACTTATTGAGCTCGTCATAAGCAATTTCTTCGGTAATACGACGCTCGACATTGGACACTGGATGTGTGTGTGGAGTTGCATGAAAAGAGGTGGTAAACATGATGGTCGGAAGTATTTTTGATAAATACTCACGTTGATTATCGGATAATGGAAAGTTGAGTCTCACCTGCTTCAGCGCAGGTGGGGCAGCAACAATACCAGCCATTGTTATGGCAGTATACGATGTAACTTGTTAATTACTTCAACGTGTAAGAGGGGAACGACTTCTCTG